CTCCCCAACGCAGTCGAAGTTGCACGAGGACAGTCCTTTTACAGCCCGACCAATCCCAAGTTAAACCGGATGACTACCAAACGATCCAAACCGCTACGAGGGGCAACCAAACCAAGGCTTCAAAACGTCCCTTTAAAGGGCAAAAATAAACTCCAGGATATAAAAGACTTGTGTGACATTATCCAGATGCCGCTATTGCCCTGGCAGGAATATGTACTACAGGACATGCTTACAGTTGATAAGCAGGATCACTTTATTCGTAAGACGTCTTTGCTGTTGATGGCTAGGCAGAATGGGAAGACTCACTTAGCTCGTATGCTTATACTGGCGCACTTGCTTAAATGGGACTCAAAGAACGTTCTTATTATGTCCTCAAATAGAAGCATGGCGCTAGACACCTTTCGACAAGTAGCACAAGTATTGGAGACCAATGAAACCCTCAAGCCATTCGTCAAACAGATTAGGTATGCCAACGGCACAGAGTCAATCGAAATACTTGGAAAGATGGACGGACGAGTGGTTGCATCAAGGCTCGATGTTGTTGCAGCAACTAGAGACGGGTCTCGCGGAAGAACTGCAGACTTTCTCTTTATTGACGAACTCCGAGAAATCAGCGAAGAAGGCTTTCGAGCCGCTGTCCCAACGACTAGAGCTCGTCCAGCGGCTACGACTCTGCTTGCGTCAAATGCAGGAGACGCGTTCTCTGTAGTTCTCAATGGCATGAGAGAACGGGCGCTAGAAAACCCACCTAGTTCTTTCGGTTTCTATGAATACTCTGCTCCCCAATACTGTAAAATAACTGACAGAGCCGGTTGGGCTCAAGCTAATCCAGCACTTGGATATACGATTACAGAGGAAGCCCTTGAAGAAGCTGTCGCTACAAGTCCGATTGAAAACACTAGAACTGAGTTGTTATCTCAATGGATTGATTCTCTCTCGTCTCCTTGGGCTCATGGAGTCCTCGAAGATACGTCGGATGCTACCCTCACAATCCCGCCGGGTGGTTATACTGTTTTTGCTTTTGATGTGTCACCATCTCGTCGTAATGCGTCTTTGGTTGCTGGGCAAATACTCCCGGATGGTCGCATCGGAGTCGGGATATTACAAACATGGGAAAGTCAGGTCTCTGTGGATGAGCTTAAAATCGCTGCGGATATCAAAGGCTGGGCGGATAACTACAGACCTCGGCAGATATGCTTCGACAAGTACACAGCCCAATCAATCGCAGACCGATTAAGTCAAGCAGGACAACTCTGCCTGGATATCTCTGGGGCTGCCTTCTATCAGGCTTGCACCGATCTCAATGATGCTCTAAACGCGCACCGGCTCGTACATTCAGGGCAAGAGAATTGGATTCAGCAGATGAATAACTGCGCTGCCAAAACCAATGACAGCAGTTGGAGAATTGTAAAACGTAAGAGCGCCGGAGATGTGTCAGGTGCAATCTCTACGGCAATGGTTGTCCATCAATTAAGCAAACCACAACAGGTAGCGGCAATCTACTCCGAATGACCTACATGTAGTGTATAATTGCGACCTATGGGTCTCTTTTCGCGTAAGTCGCAAGTCATGAAGGCGCAAGAAGCGCCGCAGATAATGAATGATGGTTTTTATACCTTCAATAATTATATCCCGGCAATCGTCTCACGCGAGATGGCTTTAGGCGTCCCTGCAATCAAACGCTGCCGCGATCTAATCTCTGGCACAATTGCCAGCATCCCTTTAGAGTATTACAAGAAATCCACAGGAGAAAAGATTCCTGCTCCTCGATGGGTTGAGCAACCTTCTATTCATCAGCCACGTTATGTCACTATGCACTTCACGCTTGACTCGCTTCTCATGTACGGACAGGCTTTCTGGCAGATTACAGAAGTCTATGCAGAAGATGGTCGCATGGCTCGCGCTAACTGGGTTGCAAATACTCGCGTAAGTTTTTTAACTGATCCTTCAACTAATTTTGTAACACAATATTCCGTCGATGGTAAGCCAGTCCCTATGTCTGGTCTTGGTTCTCTTATTACATTCCAAAAGGATGAAGGCATCCTAGGTATTGGTGCGCAGACAATTAAGGCAGCCCTCGATGCACAACGCGCATCAAGCGTGGCACTTGCTACACCTTCTGCCACAGGATTTCTTAAGAACACCGGCGCAGACCTACCGCCACAAGAAGTCTCTGGACTTCTATCAGCTTGGAAGCGCGCTCGTCAGAATAACGGCACAGCCTATCTAACTTCTACTATTGATTATGAAACAATCGGCTTTAGCCCTAAAGATATGGGCTACAACGATGCAATACAAAACCTAGCAACAGAGTGCGCCCGTCTTTGCTCTGTCGATCCTTACTATGTGTCTGCATCACAAAACACCACAATGACTTATGCAAACGTCCAGGATGAGCGCAAGCAGATGGTGGCTTTAACCTTGCAGACCTACGTTTCTTGCGTGGAAGCGCGGCTGTCAATGGACGATATCTCTACAGCAGGTCATTACGTCAAGTTTGCCCTCGATGACACATTCTTACGCACAGAGCCAATGGAGCGCTTACTTGTTCTAGAAAAGATGCTTAGCCTTGGTCTTATTACTACAGAGCAAGCCATGGAAATGGAAAATTTAAGTCCTAACGGAAGCGAGAACGGAATCTAATGGAAACCCTATACATTGAAGCTGCATCTATTGAGTGCAACGAGGATCGCAGAGAAATCTCCGGCAAGATTGTGCCACTTGGTACTGGCGAGGTCGGTAACACTAACCTTGGCGCTTATACCTTTGAGGCTGGCTCTATTGAGATTGGCGATGTCAGCAAGATTCGCCTGTTGTCGCAGCACGACATGAAGAAACCTATTGGGCGAATGATTGCAGCGGAGACACGCGCAGACGGCATCTATGCCACATTTAAGTTGAGCCGCAGCACCGGCGGTAGTGACGCCCTACTCATGGCGCAAGAAGGCTTAGTATCCGGGCTTTCAATCGGAGCGGAAATCATTTCATCCAAGCCATCACGCGATGGTCACACAGTCGTATCAGCGGCTAAGTTAAAAGAAGTTTCTCTAGTAACAGAACCGGCATTTAAGTCGGCTCAAGTATTAGAGATCGCGGCAGAGGAAATCGTCCCTGTCGAAGAAACCAAAACAGAAAGCGAGACAGTCGTGGAAGATACCACTCCGGTCGAAGCAACACCAGTAGAAGCTGCGGCTGTAGAAGCTGCTCGCCCTACAATTACAGCAATGGCTTACACAAAGCCGCGCCTTGATTTCTCTGCTCCTAAGCAGCTAGAAATGACAATCAGAGCATCACTCGGATCAGATGAAGCACGCGAATATGTCCGCGCAGCAGCTGATACAACAGACAATGCAGGACTTATCCCAACACGCCAGCTTACAACTGTCATCAACGGACTTGCTAACAACACACGTTCAGCAATCGATGCAATCTCAACTGGCGTATTGCCAGATGCAGGAATGTCCTTTGAGATTCCTAAGATTACAACACTTCCAACAGTTGCAGAAACAGCAGAAGCAGGTACACCTTCTAACACAGACCAGGCGTCATCATTTGTCACAGTATCTGTAAAGAAGTATGCCGGACAACAGCAATTCTCTGTAGAACTCTTTGACCGCTCATCTCCATTATTCATCACAGAATTGATGAACAACATGGCAGCGCAATATGCAGCTGCAACAGACAAGGCTGTTTACACAGCAATTGCATCTGGCGCATCAGCAGACGCAACAACACTAACAACATACCCAACAGCATCAGAATTGCTTGGTTTTGTATCACGCGGTGCAGCATCTGTTTACACAAACACACAGGGCTTTGCTCGCAACATCTTGATGAACACTTCACAATGGGCAAACCTCATGACACTAAACGATTCAGGACGCCCAATCTACATGGCAGCACAGCCAAGCAACGCTGCTGGTATCGTACGTCCAGATTCAATCCGCGGCAACGTGGCTGGTCTTGATTTATTTGTTTCTGCAAACGTACCAACAGCAAACGACACAGACAAGGATGATTCAATCCTTATCATCAACCCAACTGCCTACACATGGTACGAGTCTCCTACTTATCAGCTTCGTGCTGACGTAATTGCATCAGGAGAAATCCTTGTAGCAATGTACGGCTATGGCGCAATCGCAACCAAAATTGGTGCGGGAGCGTTTGGCGTAAACAAGACCTGATCCATACGCAATAACTAAGTCGCTTGAGGGGGCTGCCAGAGCCCTTGCAGTCCTCTCAAGTCTTTAGAAAGGATAACAATGAGCATCACCACAGTTGCAGAACTCAAAGCGGCACTCGGGGTTGGAAGTTTATATTCTGACGCTGTGATTCAGTCCGTCTGCGATGCTGGAGACGATGTGTTGTTGCCTTTTCTATGGAAGAACCAACAGCCAATCGTTGCTCATGGCAATGTAGGCACAGTCGGCACTCTCTACTTTGATGAAGATATCCGGGAAGTCTTTTACGTCGGACAGTCAGTAACAATTAGCGGTGCTGGCACAAAGTACAACGGCACTAAGACAATCACAACAGTCGGTATCAAAGAGTTCAGCATTACTACAAATCACACAAGCGACAACCCTAAGCACACAGTTGCACCTTTTGGGATTGCAGCCGGTGAGACTTATGCAGATTACACAGCCATCCCGGCAATCCAAGAAGCAAGCCTCATGGTTTGTGTCTCAATCTGGACTGCTCGACAGACTAACTCTGGCAACGGCATGAACCCTGACGGATCAATAGGCAGCATGTATTCGATGTCCTCACAGTTAGTGGCTCGAGTTCGTGGCTTACTTGCGCCTTATCTTGATCCTCGCTCTATGGTGGGCTAATGGCAGCAATCACCACACTTCGCACCTCTATTGCGGCGGCTCTTGCTGATAACACAAAATACAGCGTTTACTCATTCCCACCGGCAACTCCCGTGGCAAATAGTTTAATCCTCACTCCAGCCGATCCTTACATAGTTCCAACCAATAATGACCGCACTTCTGTAGCTCCTATGGCTATGTTTCGCTTGCAGATTCTTGTGCCTATGCTGGATAACGCAGGAAACCTTGCTGGCATCGAAGATGACATAGTTCGAGTTTTTCAACTACTCGATGCTTCAAGCATTGTTTTCAATGTAGGAAGCGTGAGCGCTCCAAGCATCATGTCAATCGAATCTGGAAATTTACTGACTTGCGACATTGCAATCAGTACCCTAACGGAATGGAGTTAAATCATGACCGATTTAGCACAATGGGAAAAAGAGAACGAAGCGTTCCTGATTAAAATCGGTCAGGTCGCTCCAAAGGCAGAAACAAAACCAACAACTAAGAAAGAAGAGGAATAAACTAAATGGCAGTATATCTAGCAAATACGGGAATTCTTACTGTTAATGCGGTTGATCTCTCAACTCTAGTATCATCAGTAACAATCAACAGAGCATTCGACGAGCTTGAGGTCACAGCACTTGGCGATGGCGGACACAAATTCGTAAAGGGTTTGGAAGCATCTTCAATCACAATCGACTTCTTTAATGATTCAGCATCTGCAAAGACTCTACAGACATTGCAGACAACATGGGGAACAAACACAGTCGTAACATTTAAGCAGGTTGATGCAGTCGTATCAGCTACAAACCCTCTTTACACAATGACTTGCCTTGTAAACAACACAACACCTGTAAATGGTGCAGTTGGAGACTTATCAACTCAAAGCGTAACTTGGAACGTATCCGGTACAATCGCTGTAACAACAGCACCATAACCAACTAACTAAGGGGCTAACAATGGCAAAACTCAAAGTAACAAGGGCTGATGGACAAGTACAGGATTTTGAAATAACTCCGGTGCTTGAATATAGCTTTGAACAATATGCCAAGAAGGGCTTTCATAAGGCTCTTATTGAGGATCAGAAGCAGTCAGATGTTTACTGGCTGTGCTGGGAAGCAATTAGGCGTTCGGGTGAAACAGTCAAACCTTTCGGGGAATCATTCCTTGAGACACTCAAGTCAGTTGAGGTCTTAGAGTCTGACCCTTTAGGGTAGATCGGAACT